AAACGCGGAGCCTGCCAAACCAAGGCTGTACAGCATCCGTTCGTGTTCTGGGCGATACTCTACCATGTTCTCGGTGAGTTCGTAGTTCATATCCGCTTTGACGCGTGCAGCGGCTTCTTCTTTCTCTCTAGTCTCGGAGCCTAGCACCTTGGTCTTTACTGGTCCTGCGGCGGGGAACGTCTCGCTCATAGTCTCCGCTTGGAACCTGATAGCTGCCTCAGCTAGAACTGTAGAGTTAACGCCACACGCGCCTTCCCACGGCTCTGTGCGCTCCTCGTACTTGAACCCCAGCACATCAAGACCCTTGACGTATGTTTCTGTCCAGTCTTTGCGGCTATCTACGTCCGCCTCTATAGATATTGTGAGTTCTTCTGACAGCTCCGCAAGCTCACCCTCGTCCAAGATTTCGGCTAAATTACCGCCAAACTCCATAGCCTCGGACTCATCGCCGGGAATTATGGTTATCTCCATACTGCCGTCAGACAATGTTACCGATTCAGGATCAACGATTTCGATCTCTAGCTCAGAGACATCCATCTCGGCTACGCCTTCTAGACCGCCCTCTAACTCGTCGTCTATCCCCATCGGGGCAGCGTATAGTCCTTTTTCAATAGCCATGTGTCACCTTCAATAAAATCCGCCTCGGCGCTGTTTAAAGTACCGCTGTTCTTCCGCTTCATCTGTGGGCAGTCGTATAAAGCCGCCCTGCCTAAACCGCATGAGGGCCATCACCGTAGAATCCACAAGGTCATCATTACTCATAAACGGAAATCCCGCAATCTCTTCGATAACTTCTTCTGCCCAACGCGTCTGCGGTATCCAACACAAACCCGACGATATTATGTCCGCGACGGAGTTTAGTCGTGCGGTCTTGTCCCCCGACCCCCTGTGTGGCGTGTACTCTGACACTGGCAAGCCCATACGTCGCATCTCTTGATACAAGGCCACACCAGAGCTTTTCTTCTCCACAATGAACGAATCGGGTTCCCAATCGTTGTATTCTTCCATAGCGAGCACTTTAAGCTCTGGGAACTCCATACGCTTCTTTATGCTATTTAACAATATAATATTGTACGCGTTAGTATCCTCGTTGAGGAACACCCCCCACGTCGTAAGCGCCGTATAGTCTGCACGATTGTGCCTCTCAGCGGCGGCATCCAACGACATTATAACATACTCGCAGGTGGGGGGTTTCTCTTTAGTCCACTCGTTCCACCACTCGCGTTTAACGATAGCGGCCTCTTCAGCCGTAGGTTGTTGCTGGTACTGCGAGTTCCACTGGAACGTAGGCATAGACGCCTTGGTACGCAGCAGGGCTTCAAGGTCAAAGAACTCGGGCCACAAAGGCTTCTGGGTCATCTTCTTTGTTTTCTTGTCCTTAACGTCTAAGATCGCAGGGAACTCGACCACTTCATACTGGTCGCCACGTTCGTTCTGGGTCATATCCCGCACCACACGGCCTGTCAGGTCGTCTAGGTGCCAGCGTGTCTGTATAATAGCTACTCGTCCTCCCGGCATAAGACGTGTACGCGCACCGAAGGTAAACCACTCGTACGCTTTCTCAAACACGGAGAAGTTTCCATTAATAACATCCTGCTCAGAATGGGGATCATCAACAAGCAGGAGATCAGCGCCCCGACCAGCAAGAGCAGAGCCAATACCGCAAGCATAATACTCACCTCCGACGTTTGTGTTCCACCTACCTGCTGACTTACTGTCTTGCGCAAGGCGCACAGTAGGAAATATCGACCTGTAGTCGTCTAACGCAATTAAATTACGCACCTTACGGCCAAAGTCCACCGCTAGGTCTGTAGTGTGGGACACCATCATAACCTTCTTGTTGGGGTTACGACCTAGGAACCACGCAGGGTAAAATATAGAAACTAACTGTGACTTACCGTGTCTAGGGGGTATGTTTACGCAGATACGGTCTTTTTCTCCGCGCTCAATAGCCATAAGCATATCCGCAAGGATACGATGGTGCTTACCCACAATGTAATCAGGCTGCATTAGCTTGCAAAACTCAATTAAATCGTCGTACGCACTCGCATTTGCAGTTCTGTTGTTGAGTTCATCGACCATACGGTCAATCTCTAGGGTTTCTGCATCGCTAAACGCGTCTAAATTAGACAGCATTACTTCTATATCTTCGGCTGTAAAATCTAAACGGTCATCCATCGTCAAAGTCACCCAAGGCTTCGTCAATATCTATGTCCGCTGCGTTTAAAACCACTGCATCCTCTATCTCAGGCTCAGGATTTACCAATTTTGTAAGCTTACTACGCAACCGCTCCTTAATATCGTCCGTAGTTTGGTGCGTTATGGTCACTTCAGACTTCTCTGCGAACAGCCCCACGTCTGAAATCTTACCTAGTAGCTCTAAAGCTCGCATACGGGTGCGCGGGTCGGGGTTTTCCGACTCAATAATCAATTTGTTTGTTACTAAATGGCGAAGTTGCACAGATGACTCAACCACAGAGTGATTAAATTCTTCTAGGATGTTGTTTGCTAGCCGTATTGACGGAGGTGTGAGGGTAGCAGCGCGGGTGTTGGTAACTTGTTGAGATGTTTTACTGGGGGCTTGGGCGTAAGCAGTAGCTAGAGTAGCTGCAACTTCCTTATCAATCTCGTCTGGGGTGATGTCTAGCCCATGATCTTCTAGGGTGTTGACTGTTTTAGACAGCGCAGCCGTACGCTCGGGCAAATCTAGCCTGCCTATGTCGTCATCTAAAGAGATGCCTAGTTCTGGGGTAGCATTAAGAGCCATTATATATCGCAGGTTGTTAACCGATAGCATGATAATAGTGTGCAAAAAAAATTTTGGCAAGGCGTTTTCAAAAAGGAGGTGGGGGGTTCTGTGTAACACGTTATTAGCAAAGTACGGACGTGGCTAAAAAATAAAAAATTTGGGAAATAACGGCGTAATCGTCAGAAAAACTGAAAAAAATGTAATCATTTGAGCGTATTAGTAATATATAGACTAGCGCGGATTCTCACTCTGTAAAGTGGCCCATGCCCCACCCGTACCCTCGCCGCATTCCCACTTTCGGGCACCTGCCCGAATATCGGGCGCTATCATCCGGTGATATTAGGTATTGCATAACGTGTTACAGTGTGATCTAAGAATGACACGGCAAGCAAGGCAATCAAGCGGCGCGGCCAAACTCGGAGACTTAAGACAATGGCAAAAGTAACCAAAGCAACAACAAAAAAGAATGCAACAAAAACAGTGTTGGAAATGATGATAGACTTCCTTGCTAAGGAAGCGGCACAGTTCAAAGATATCGAGGGGCTTGATGCAGTAACGCTCGGGGCAATCTCGGCAACCCATGACAAGAACGCGCAGGCCAACGCGATGTATGTCGCGGCGTACGCCAATGGTGCGCGGCCGCAAGATATCATCCCGATTAATAAGGCAAGATCGACCGCAACCGTCGAGGGATTGGCGGCATACAAACTGATGGGGATGCGCAAGGCATGGTCGCCTGCTGAGGCCGCATTTATGGTGCTTCCTGCGCCTAAAAAGGACGACATATCGCCCGAGGCAAACACCAAACGCGCCAATCGGTCAAAGCTGCAAGATAAAGCACGCAGTGTGCAGGTCGTTTTCGGGAAAGGATTAACCACTCAGGACAAAATTCATCGCCCCGAGTTGTACCAGAAAGGTGCAGGTGATCGCAAACTCCCTATTGATCTTTTACAGGGTCACTTTGACCATATCGTTAAAATATGTCAAGGTGAGGGATTGCCCGAGACAATGGACGTTCCAACGCTACTTGCACACGTTCAAGCTGTCCAAAAAACACACAAGATCCCGACTAAGATAATTGATCTCGACGACCTACTTTGATCGTCACACCATAACAATTCAGAGGGGCGCTTTCGAGCGCCCCTTTTTTTGTCTTCAATTCGGGCACCTGCCCGAAAGTGCAACGGCTATTGCGCCTGCATATCCTACGTGATAACAAGTGACCACACCACTCAATACGCTTCTACTAGGCCCGCTTCGGTGGGCCTTTTTTTATTCGGGCACCTGCCCGAAAGTAT